GCCTATGACAAGATTCTGGGCCGTATCAGGGTCGGAAACTTCAACCAGCTCCACTGCTACTCAACGCCAGAAGGGTTTGGGTTCCATTACCAGACGTTCGGCACTGATGCAGCACGGGAGGGCAAGCGCAGAGCGTTGCTACGGATGAAGACCGCAGATAATGCCCATAACCTCAGGCCGGGCTTCGTCGATGACCTGCTGAGCCGTTACACCCAAGAGCAGTGCCGCGCCTATCTAGAAGGCATTTATCAAAACTTGGCGACCGGCACTGTCTATGACAGGTTTGACCGGGCCAAGCATGTTGCCGACGTTGATGACGATCCAGAAGCAGAAGAGCCGCTGAGAATTGGGATTGATTTCAACGTGGGCAATATGAATGCAGTGGTCGCGATCCGGTTTGGCAATGCGCTGCATTTCATTGATGAGATCAGCCAGGCGCACGATACTGATGCCTTGGCACAGGAGATTTGCGCTCGCTATCCAGGCCGAACGCTTTACGGCTACCCAGATGCCTCAGGCGGCAACAGGTCAACTAATGCGACCAAAACCGATCTGGAGATATTGGCCAGCTATGGCATCAGCAACCAATCGCCTAAGGCAAATCCGAGGGTGGCTGATCGGGTTTCTGCTTTTCAAGGTGCTTTGGAGAACGGGAAAGGCGAAATCAGAATCCAGATCAACCCACGATGCAAACGGCTGATCGAATGCCTAGAGCTGCAGGCGTACAACGAGCGGCAGGAGCCTGACAAGGAATCTGGCCATGACCATATGAACGACGCGGCAGGCTATCTCGTTTGGCGTGAGCTGAACCCACTGCACCGCAGGGCTGGCCGTGGGACCGGCATTAGACTGTATTAACGAAACGTTGAACAATGGCCAAGCGCGGCGGCAGGTCTGGCAGGAGGTACGTCCGTGACAACCGTGGGCGATTTGCTACGACTGGCGCCACTGCTCGCGGTGGCAGGCTGAAGACTGCTGGCGGCAAGAAGCGGGCAACTCAGACCGTAAAAGCAAAGACCGGCAGTAAGCCTGCCGGCACGTTAAAAGCCAAGCCGAGATCTGAGGGGCAAAAATATGCAAAGCGAGTCCAAGCCGGTAAAGATTTAAAGCGGTCGCAATCAACAGCCAGAGAGAAAAAATTCTTTGCCGAAACGCAAAAAAGGCTAGATGCGGCACCATTGGCGCAAAGCAGAGCAGCAGCGAAAAAAAGCGTAACGGCCAATAGCGCACGGGCTACCGGCAAGCTGGCCAGGCCCGTCGCTAAGGGCAACATCAGGCGAACTGGTGGCAGGCTTGGCCCTAAAAATACGATCAAGCCGGGGCCTAAATCACCGCGCACCAAAATGAATCGTGCGATCGATAACGTGATCAAAAAAGGCAAAGCCCTGAAGGGTTCTGCGGAGAAGTTGCGCGGCGTGAAGAAGCAGGCTGATGCACTGCGGGGCCGGATGCTGAAAGAAGACAAGGGCCGATTGAGCCGGGCACTATCAAAGCCATCAGTGACGGATAAGCGCAGCCGAGATTATGGCGGGAGGTTGACGAAAGGAGCGCGGGGCCAGGATCCAGCAACTGGCGGGAAGAAGAGCAGGGCAAGACGCAAGGCAGCCACCAACAAGCCAGCAGCGGCGAAGCCAGCAAGGCGCAAAACTCTTAATACTTCAGGCGCATCATTTGAGCGGCGGCGAGCATTAGCAGAGCCCAAAGTTGCGTCTAATCGTCGGCTTAAAGCCGAAGCGTCTAGGCCAATGCAGTTCAGCGGCAAAAAGGCAGGGGGCAAAGCTGATCAATTATTCCGTGACAAAGTGGCGCAAGCAAGTTACAACAGGCAACGAACCTCTGAAGGCGTGGCAGCTCGTGCAAAAAGATTTTACGATGGAGCGTCTCAATTTCATTCAGCATTCAGCAATCGACCTAGATATTCGACAATTAGGAAGCCGGCAAAAGACGCAGGGCAGTGGAGTTCGAGCAGCCAGTCAGCTTGGTCTAACGATTTAAGGAAACGCCGCACAGGCAAACGCCGTAGGAGCTGACCTGCTACGCTCAGCACGTTGCCTGAGTTAAGGGGTTCTCAGGTTTCGTTGGTCCAGTTGGGTTCATAGCCTCAGCGAGTCGAGCCGCTGGGGCTTTTTAATGCCTATAAGCGTCTGCCGCTTTTCGTGCATTGGCCTGCCGCAGCTGCTTACGGTGCGACTCCACCAGGTGCCAGGACGACACATTGCAACAGCTAGTGATCCCTTCCTCTGTCAGGCATACCCGCACGCAATCGTCTGCGGTGGCGCTTACGTCTAGATCGTTCATGCCTGTTTTGATGCCTCTTGCTAAATTAGGGCCGAACCCATCCCCAGCATCATGGAAGAATTTCTCAACGCTCTCGACGAGCTCATCGCAGAAACTGAAGGGCTCAGCGTCATCGAGCTTGTCGGCGCTTTGGAACTAGCCAAAAACGACATCATCGCAGGGCTTGCCGTGGCCGAAATGCTGACCGAAGAAGGCGAAGGCGAAGAGGCAACAGCATGACACGGCCCGTCGTAACCGCTGTTGGCCGCTTACTGCAGCCAAAACACGGTGAACCGCGAAAGCATCAGCTGATTAAAGTTGATGCAAATGGCCGTGCCAAAATTATCAAAGATCAGCCGGCCTAAACTGTCAGCAAAAGGCGGCTACAGCATTGGGCTATCAATCAACGGCACGAAATAGAACTAAAACCTCAAAGGTCGTAAATGTCTATGACCCGAATCAAGCATGGATCGATCAGGAGCCACACTGGGAGCTGATCGAATGCCTGCTGACGGGCACCTACGGCATCAGGAAGGAGGGCCGTAAATATCTCCCGCAGGAGCCGCGGGAGCAAGACGATGCCTATCAGAACAGATTGCTTCGCAGCACACTTCAGCCCTACTACGTCAGGCTGGAGCGGTTACTGGCCGGGATGCTTACGCGGAAGCCCGTCAAACTGAACGACATCAGCGACGGCATCCGTGAGGACATGTTTGATGTTGACCGGCAGGGCAATGACCTGAACACTTGGGTGTATGAAACCGCCCGTAAGGCGATCCGCTATGGCCATGCTGGCGTTTTAGTTGATGCGCCATCAGACGGTAACGGCAGGCCGTACTGGTGCGCCTACATCCCAAGGGACATCTTGGGCTGGCGTACTGAAATGCAAGACGGCAAGCCTCGACTCGTTCAGCTCAGATTGAAAGAGCAGGTGACAGAGCCTGATGGAGAATACGGCGAAAAAATGGTTAGTCAGGTGAGAGTATTGACGCCAGGGTATTACGAGCTATTTAGACAAGATGAGAAGAAAGACTACACATTATTTGAAGAAGGTAAAACAAGCCTTAGCGAAATACCGTTTTCAGTTGTATATAGCAACCGCGTCAATTACTTGCAATCAAAGCCACCGATGGAAGACATTGGTGAACTAAACATCAAGGCGTATCAAGTTCAATCAGATTTAGACAACATCTTGCATGTGGCAGCGGTGCCGATGCTGGCGATTTTTGGATTTCCGCAATCAGCAGAAGAGATCAGCGCGGGGCCGAATGAAGCGCTTGCATTACCTGAAGGCGCATCAGCGCAATACATCGAGCCGGGTGGAGCGAGCTTTAACGCATTGTTCCAGCGGCTGGATCAGATCGAGAAGCAGATCAATGAGCTGGGTCTGTCCAGTGTGCTAGGCCAAAAGCTCTCAGCCGAGACAGCCGAGTCAAAGCGCATCGATCGCAGCCAAGGCGATTCAACGATGATGGTGATTGCCCAAAATATGCAGGACATGATCGACAACTGCCTGCGGTTTCATGCTGCCTACCTCAACGACGCATCACCCGGCAGTGCATTGATCAACCGTGACTTCATGGGCTCCCGCATGGACCCTGCAGAGATCAAAGCGCTGCTCGAGCTCTACCTGGCTGGCACCATCACCCAATCGACGATGTTGACCCAGCTAGAAGCCGGGGAGGTTCTTGGTGATGACTTTGACCTAGAGGAGGAGCTGGCCGCATTGGCTGCTGGTGGCCTGCAGGAATGAGCACCCCGTCTGAGTTCTATCGGCACGCTGTTGATCTAAACAGGTTCAGCAATGCTGAGGCAAAGCAAATTGCGATCGCTTACAACCGTTTGATTTTGCAGGCTGTCGCCGACCTGCAGATCTTGGTCGAAGACGAACGGGCCTTTGACCGTCAAACCAGACTCAGGGAGATCATTCGGCAGCTACGGGCAAGCCTCGACAACTGGGCCGGCGAAAGCTCAGCATTACTGGCCGGGGAGCTGCAGGGCTTGGCCACATTTGAGGAGCAGTTCATACGGGCGCAGCTGCTCGAGATGGTGCCAGAACGGCTGGCTGATCAGGTCAGAGCGTTGCAGATCGATCCAGCCTTTGCCCGTGCCGTTGTGATGACAGACCCAATTGAGATCGGTCTGAATGTCCTGTCTGATGACCTGCTGCAAGCAGTCGGCCCATCACCGGCAAC